GTGGGCGATGCCCTGGCTGTCCGTGACCGTTCCGGCCGTGGTGCCGTTGGTGTTGATGCCGGCGGCCTTGGCCGCGAAGATGGCGTTGAGGATGTCCTGGTCCACGCCACCCACGACCACCAAAAGCACCGAGTGGGGCAGGTTGTCGTTGGCGTCCGTGGTGTCGGTGTCGTTGACGAACTCCCACGCCTGGGACACGTTGGGCACCGCCTGCACCGCCTGAAGCAGGCCGCTGAAGGTGCCCGTGCCGAACGCGCTGAGCTCCTGGGCCGAGCGCAGGCGGTAGGCCATATCCGTTTCGGCGTAGGTCCCGACCTGGGCCGCCGTGGGGTTGCTCACGCTGGTCAGGCCCGCCACGGCTGTGACGATGGTGGTGAGGGTGGCCGCTGCGGCCGGGATCGGCCCAGTCTGATCGGCCACAAAAGCGGCCGTCACCGTGCCGCCCCCACCGATGACCGTAGCCGCTGTGATGGTGAACGTGGCGCCCGGGTTGCCGGCCACGGAGAGCTGCAGGGTGTTGGGGATCACGGTGCCGGGCGTGCCGGTCAGGACTTCGCCATTGACCACGCTGGCGGTCGCCGGGATGCGCGGGATATTCTCCAGGCTGCGGGCGTTGTCCAAGCTCACACCGCTGGCCGTGGACGGAAAGAAGCTGTTGTAGACCGCCTCCAACCCCTCCCACAGATCCGAGACCTGTTCCGATCCGCGGTTGACGAGCTGCCCCTCGGGCGTCTGGCTGAGCAATTGGAACGCCGCACCCAGATCCCCGGTCAGTGATGCATCCCACTGGGCGATGATGTCCGTCAGTCGCTTCGGGACGAAGCCCGTGCTGAGAACGCCAAAAGATCCGATCATGGGAAGGTCTCCGTGGAAGTGACGGGGCCGTCAGACGTGGTGACGGTGAAGGTCGCCGTGACTTCGCGAGTCAGGGAGTTGACCGTCATGTCAAAGCCGAGCACTGCTTCCACCCCGTCCGTGTCCTGGATGACCTGATAGATGATGGACTGGGCGATGTCGGCCGGCGTGGACTTGTCCAAGACCTGCTGGAAGTAGGGCACGCCCAGGGTCGGGTCCAGCGGCTCCTCACCCAGAAACATGCGCAGGTTGTTGCGGATGAGCTGGAGGGTCTCCTGGCCGGGCGACGGCGCTTGGGCTGAAACGGAGTTGTCCGTCAGCCAAAGTTGGTTGCTCACGATGGCGAAATCCCCGTTCGCCTGGCACAGGAAGATGCTCATGGTAAGAACCCTGTCAGCTTCGCCAAATCCGTGGTCAATTGGATCAGGTCAGTTGGGTAGGTCACATTCGGGATCAAGGGCCCACCCCCCGGTGGAGCTGTGAAAGCGGCCAGATCCAAGACCAACGCTTTTAGGTCTGTGGAGATGGCCTGGATCGTGGTCAACAGGTCGCCCGAGCCATTGCTCAGCTTGAACTTCCCATCCTGCGTGACCTCTAGCCACCCCAATCCGTTGGTTACCTCGATGGACGTGTCCGCACCCTTGGGGGTGAAGGCTCCGCTCTGTGGGTAAAGGCCGGGGGTCGCTATGGCGTCGGTCTCCTGGAACTTATGAGGCATTCCAGGGTCCATGATACCGCCGCCCTGGGTGAGCCACTTGTCCAGGGACCGCTCCGAGAAGTGGAGCATCACGTTGTCGCCGGCCGCCACAGGCACCCGAATCCAGGCGTTGGCCGTGCGCGGAAAGATCACCGGAACGTTGTAGATTTTCGGGTACGTCATGGGCGCTTGCCCATCGTAGACCCGTTGGAAGCTGGGCTGAATCGTGGCCGTCTGCTTGGCCGCGTCGTATGACACCACAGTCCCCGGTGCGCAGGTGTGGACCTCGCACATGAAGCGGTCGACGGCCAGGTCCACGAACTCCCAATACCCCGGCGAGTTGGATGCTGGAAAAGCCACGTCAAACCTCCACGAAGCCGGGAAGGGTACGGATCACCACACCCTCCAGGTCGCAGTACCAATCCCCCTCCAGGCTGTCGCCGACATAGGCCCCCTTGATGATCTTCAGGTCTCCATGCATGGGGAAGACGGTGCTTTTTATGCGCACGCAGCGCCCCGGCGCCAGGTCGGGGTTAAGGAGGGCGCGGACCTTGTAGGCATTGTCTTCCGCCTTGCTGGGGACGCCGATCATCCCGCTTGTGGCCGACAGCTCGATGAGCTCGGGCAGTTCGTACTCGTCAGGCCCGAAGATGTTTATCTCTTGGTTGTGGTTGGCCCACCGCAGCCCAGCCGCTTTGGTGACCATGGTCAGGAACTTTGACGTAGGGCCCAAGCCGGAAAATCCTGCGCTGTGGCGGTTGTTTCGCAAAGCCTGGATCGACATATCCGAGACATGGCCGCGGGCCACGCCATAGGGCTTTAACGCCGTCAAGCAGGCCTTTAAAATCTCGTAGTCGTCGGAAACATTCTCCAACTGGACGAAGGCCTTCCTGTCCGTAAAGACCCCTTGCCACATTTGGCAGGTGGTGATGACATCAGCGCCCTGCTTCTCCAGGCTGGCGAAAAACACCGGGCCCTGGTAGAGCACTTTATTCTCGCCGCCGTACCCCACGGATAGCCGGATCTGCTGCCCTTTACTGCCAGATTCTATCTGGGCCTGGTGCGTGGGGGACAGATTGAATATTTTTATGTCGGCCTTCGACGCCCCCTGAGCCGTCATTTCTTTTTCGATGTTGAACTGCACGCGCAGCCCAAGCAGCTCGTCGCCTAGAACCAGGGATAGCGTCCTGTCAAACTGCATCATGGCAGCGGTAGGAAAAAGAGCTGCACGTCTGAGCCCAGGGTGAACTCTTGCGGGTCACGCCCCTGCCCACTCATGTCCACAGGCAGAAGGATACCGGCCGGGACATTGACGACCCCCTGAAACCGATGCAGCACGTCCCACCCACCAAGGAGGGGCTGCCCCGCCAGAAGCATGTTTTGGTTAGCGTCAAGAACGTCCACAAGCCAGCGATCCATCCGCGCGTTGTAGCGGAAGTTTAGGCCGTAGACAACGCCGTTGAACACGGTGCGTTGGCTGAAAAACCCGTCTGTAGGGTTGCTCATAGCGGCCCAAACAGGGTGCTAAGATTAGTCAGAGTGGCGCCCGCCGAGAACGTATCGCTAAATGTCATCAGCTTAGGCAGGGCTTCCTGCTGGACCGGGGTCGCCGCCGCCGTGGGCTGGGACCCGTGGGATGTTTTTGGCTGGGCTGACTTCACCTGGAGCAGGGTCACGCTAGAGACGATAGTCACCTGCTCCATCGTGCATGTGAAGCGCAGCGCATCCCCCGTCTCCGCGTTCCGCGTGGGGGAGAAATGCGTTATCACCATGGACCTGTAGGTGCGAAAGCCCCCCACGAAGTCGAACGGCTGCCTGGAAAGATAGAGGTCTTCCAAGAAGGTAAAGGCCTTCGTGGACGGCAGCGACCCCGAGAACGCGCTCGTGAACTCACGCCCGTAGCCTATGGGCGTATCCGTGACGATTCCCTGCACCATCAGCTTCAACGGCTTTTGAGTGACGTGATCCGAGATCGTGCCGCCCGTCTCCACCTGGCTCTGCGTGGGGGTGGCCGTGTACTCAGGCACTTCTGAAATCATGGCGTCCAGCACCAGATGGACAGGCTCATACGCAGCCGCGTAGCCAGACTTCCCCGAGTCTGCCGGCGCTACAAAACCGCGCTTGGGGAAGATGCCGAAGGCGCCTGAAAGGCTCATCAGTGACCCCCACCTGTAACGCCGGCCGTCGCGGTCCGAAGGCCGCTCTCTATCAGCTTGTGGTGGGCCGCCGCTATTTCAGCCGCCTGCTGCTGGGACGTTCCGGAGCCCAGGTGTATTTCGCTGGTAAGGCTGAGATTCACGGTCTTGCTGTTGTTGGTCATCGACGAGTGGGAGAACCCGCCATTGATGTCCTGGGCAGGCGCGGACAAAACGCCTTGGTCGCGCATCATATATAGCGCGGTGCCGCCCACCGCCGCCGCCGCCGCGATCTGCGCAATGGCGCTGAGGCCTCCCGACACCGCGGCTTCGCCCGTGGCCAGGGCCCACATAGCCTTGGCCGCCAAGATGACAATCTTTATGATCTCCGTTAGCGATGACACCACGCCCAACGCCGCCCAGGCGGTGAAGCCGGCCGTGATGATCTTCATAACCTCACCCAATCCCCCGAAGGCGCTGGTCAGACGCAGGGCCACGTCCACGGTGTGGACCATGAATTTGGCGATACCCTCCACCGCGGCGCTCAGCTCTTTGGCGAATTGCACGATGTCCGACCTTATCATGGACTCATTGGCGATGTACCAAGCCTTCACATCGTCCACCATAGCTTCAATGGCCGGCATCAGTGCCAACCCGATGGTGTTACGAAGGCCCGTGATCATGGCCCGAAGGGTGTTGATCGACTCCTTGAAGGCTTCGCTCTTTTTGATGGCTTCTTCGTCCATGACGCCGCCAAACTTGTGGGCCTCGGCCGCCGCCTTCTCAAACCCCTCTGTGCCAAGACGATTCAGCAGCGTGATAATCTCGGAGCTGCTGCGCCCAAAGACTTGCTGAGCAAGGCCAGCCTTCAGTGCGTCGGACCCCATCGTGCGGAACTTTTGGGCGACCTGGAGGAGCAATTGGTCTGACCGGAGCAGCCCCCCCTTGTCGTTGTACATGTCATGGACGCCCGCCTCCATGAGCGTGCGGGCGGCCTGCGCGGACCCGCGGCTGGCTTCCACCGCCCCAGTGGAAAGACGACGTAGGCTCATAGTTATGGAGCTGGCTTGGATGTCCCACTTCTTGCCGGCCCACACCAACTCTTGGATGCGGGTGGCCGTAGTGCCTACACCCTCGGCTGTCTTTTTGAATTCTACGGCGGCGTTGGTTGTCGTTTCAGCGAGCCCAAAGAGGGACGCGCCCTCACCTAAAATCAACTCGCCTAAATGGCGTATGGTATCCCTAACACCAGAAATATGGTGTTCAAGTTCTTGGAGGGGTTTTGTGTCGATGTCGAAACCCCAGGTTGTAACGAGCTCCCTGACCGTCAAGTGAAATCTCCTACTTCTTGGGGTGCTTCTCGTGCCACTCCTGGCTCTCCCTCTCTATGTCGAGCAGCTCATGAGCCTCCCAGACATCGGCAATAGTCCAATGCTCCTCAACCTCCGTTTTGGTGGCCAGATTGGCTCGGACCAAACGCCAAATAAACCAATTTACGGAGTTTTTGCCGGGGTTGTAATTTTTTTCTTCAGGAGTCCACCGAGGCTTACGGCGCTGGCGAAAAAATCGCTGCAGTTCACCTCGAAGCTCTTGACCGCCACTTTGAGCGCGTGGCCTGGCCGGCCCTGATACCAGGCGTCATAGGTCGTGTTTCCCTCGCCATGGGGGACGGCCACGCTGCATAGCTTTTGGATGATGGCCTCCAACTCGGCCGGCTCAATGGCCGCAGCCACCATCACGCCCAGGCCTTCCAAGTCCAGCTTCTTGATGAAGTCGTTCACGTTGGACGCCATCAGATTTTCAGCACCGCCCTCGCCCAGGTTCGTCAGGACCCCCTTGGCGCCCGAACCCATGATGGGGGCGGCGCGCTTGGCCACCTCTAGGGCAAGCTTCACGGCTTCGGACGTGAGCAGGTAGCCGATGTGGTAGGTTTCGCCGTCGATCTGCGCGGTGACCATCCCGCGCGCCATTAGTTGCCCCCGACAAACATGGGCATGACGGCCAGATCGAAGATCCAGACCCGGTGCTCTTCGCCTTCGCCGCTCATGGTGGTGTCGGGCATCTTGCGGATCCAACCGGTGGTGGATGCGGCGACCGTCTCCTGGCCCGGCAGGCCGCTCATGTCCATGAAGGTGCAGGGCACGACGCCCAAGCCGCTCTGCTCGTCCAGGATGGCCAGGGCCGAGAAGGCGGCGTTGGTCTGGCTGCCCTGCTGGAGCGTCACCTTGACGGAGCCGGCGCGGTTGCGGTTGCGCACGCGCGTGACCTCCCCGTCCGATCCCACGGACTTGACGAAGGCGTCCACGTCGCGGGAGAACTCCAGGAAGGTCCCCTTGGCGTAGCCGGTGACCGGGACCCCCAGGGTACCCACAGAGAAGATCATCTTCCCCGGATCGACTTGGTGTAGCTGGCTCATGTGCAAGCTCCTTTAGGGGACGAGGGTGCCGGTGACGGTGAGGCCGTTGATGGCCCCCTTCAGGTTGGCGCTCCACGGGATGCCCGGCAGGATGCGCAGGCCGCGCTGGGCCGAGGTGAAGCTGGCCGCGCGCGGGACCGTGATGCTCCAACCCGGCGTGATGATGTTGAAGTTCTCGGCGTCCTGGAGCACGCCACGGATGACGTTGGCCAGGATGCCAATGCCGGGGTCGTCGAAGCTGATCTTGGGGTTGCTGATCATCTCCTGGAAAATCCGCTGCTGGATCTGGGCCTTGATCCAATCGCGCCCCACCACCACGTCGATCCACTGGCCACCCGCCATCTTGCCGGTGCGGGTGATGTTGTTGACCCCCACGGTGACGTAGTAATTGCCGTTCTTGCCCTCCAGGATGGCCAACTTGGAGTCGGTCATCACGGAGTCGGCCGTGGGGGTAATACCCGCCAGGAGCTTGTAAGCGTAGTTCGAGCTGCCCGGCTGCTTGGGGAACTCCTCGCCCAGCCAAGCCGCGTCAGGGAAATCGGCCTGATCGTCGCTCCACAGGTAGGCCGTGCGCAGGTAAGCCTTCGCCTGCAGCACGCTGGCCACATCCGTGGCCACGGCCGTGAGTACAGCCGAATCCTGGCTGCAGCTCATGAAGATGTAATCGTAGGCCTGGGCCTCGATCCAAGCGGCGGCGACCTGGATGTCGGCTTGGCCGCGGCCCGTCAAGATCAGGCCATACCAGGACTTGCCCCCGGCCGCCACGATGTTGGCCAGGGCCGTATCCACGCCCGTGTCAGGTGTAGTGTGGGCCAGGGCCAAATGGGCGCTCACGCCAATGGTGAAAGCCACGCCGGCCGTGGCAGCGGTGAGGATCAGGGTTGTGGTGCCGCTGGTCACCACGGGAAGCGCAGGCACCTGGGCGTTGATGGCGGCGGCCAGGCCGGTTGTGATGCTGGTGGGGGTGCCCCCCGTGGTCGTGGTGAAGGTCGAGACCACGCCATTGATGGTCACGGTGTAGGAGAAGTTGTCTTGGTTGGTGGGGGTGATCGTCTCCACCTGGGCCACATCCGTGGGCGCGTAGCCCACCATCACATCCGAGGGCGCGGGAGTCTGCGCGAAGTAGGCGACGGCCGCCTTGTACTCCACGTCCGACGTGGTGAAGGTGTCGGCCAGCATGGCGGCGGCGCTGGAGTAGATCTTGGAGAGTACGCCACCCGTGAAGCGGTTGGAGCCACCCAGGATCAGCCCGCGGCCAAAGCCCTTCTGCTGGACGGAGATTGCGCCCAAGCTGATGTCTACCGCGATGATGGAGTCCAGTGTCAGGGCCATGAAATTCTCCTAGGTTAAAACGCCGTCCACATCCGCGATGGCGTCGATGACCGGCACGTTCCTGGCATAGACCGCGGCCAGATTGATGTAAAAGTCGAACTGGGCGGTGAGCTCGGCCTCGGTGTCCAGCATGGCCGAGATGTCGTTCACATCATTCACCGTACCCACCCCGATCCCTGCGGCATACAGATCTTCACGCAGGTTGGGGTCTTCCAGCGAGCTTTGCAGCCGTTGGGCCAAAGTCATGGCCTTGCCGGGCTTGTAGACCGACACCAAAAGATTCCCGGTCGAGGTCACCGTCAAAGCGTCCCGCGGGTCCGGTGACACCAGAATAAGCCCTTGGTTGTCGGGATCAACTCCATTTAGGTAGGTAGCAAACCCGCCTGTTTCGAGTTGAGCCTGCAGGTCCAACATCACCTGCGTGGCGCTGGCCGGCGCTGAGCCGTAGACCACGCTGTAAGGGGTGCCGTCTGCCGTGATCGTGTAAGTGCCTGCCGCCACGGTCTTCACGCTCACAAAGCCCCGGAGCTGGCTCTGGGGCTCCGTGTAGACCGCCACGCTCACCGTTCCGATGCGAGGTTCGATAAGTGACTCGCCTTCATCCCCCTGGCCGTCCGAGAACCCTGCCTTGCGCAGGCTGGTGACGTTGAGCACCACCCGCGGTTTGATGGGCGCCGGCATGGCCTGGTAGCGCCAGCTCACCGGATAGAGGCCCCCCAGAGCCCCAAACGCCCAGTCATACAGGGCGTCGTACTGGGCTTCGTCCAAGGCGTCCGTGGTGACGATGGCGTCGGCCATGGGGCAAAGCTGCGGGCCGTTCTGGGCCCCGTTCTGGTCCACGAGCCAGTAGAAATACTGGACTGAAGGAGTCAGGCCATAGTCGTTGTAGACGCTGTCGCTGACATCCAAGACCCCGCTGACGGGAGCCATGCTGGAAGGCGCCGCGGTCAAAGAGCGGTAGACCGTGAACGTCCCGGCCGGCTGCTGGGTCAGGTCCCAGATCAGCCGGGCGCTCGTGCTCCCCGTGGGGGCGGCGGTGAAGTCCACCTAGCCCTCCAGGATCACGACCGCGCTGTTCGAAAGCGCGGACTCCATGTAAATGGCGTCGATGGGCACTTCCGCGTCCATGAGCACGGGCTCGGCCGCCGCCAGGATGTCCACCCCCGACTCGCCGGGCGTGCCGGCGACGTTCACCACCACGCTGGCGGTCACAGGGCCCGGCACCGCGCCGGCCGCCGTGGTCGCCACGGTCACGGCCACGGTGTCGGCGCCATGCCCCAGGGTGTTGACCACCACGGCCCACTTCACGCTGTCGTAGTCGATGTCATCCAGGCCCGTGGTCTCGTCGTCATCGTTGAGGGTGTCGCCCACGAGCAACTTGTTGGTGAGGAAGATCACCGGCTGCTTGCTGTTCACCAAAGTGCCCTGGTAGATGATGGTGAAGCCCGCCGCCCAGCTTCCGGTCACAGCCACGTTGCCCACGCCGATGGACGGCAGCACGGCCAAGAAGTTCTGGATCGTACCGGCGTCCGCATTCCATTGCATGGGCAGCGTGGTGTCCGTGCCGTTGCTGAGCTGGAAGGTCCCGGCGATAGGCTTGGGGGTCGCCTGCAGCGTCACGCTCTGCGTGGCCTGGGCCACGGTCCCGGTCAGGGTGCTGACCACCACCTGGATGAGCGGCTGCGCGGCGTCGAGCAGGGGCGCGCCGCCCATGGTGACGGAGAAGTCCTTGGTGGTGCCGTCCTGGGCCAGGGCGCTAACGCCCGTGGGGGACATCGTATCCAGCGCGTTGAGCGCGGTCTGCAAAGCCCCGGCTGACACGTCGAAGGGCAGGCTGGGCGTGTTCTGGCCCTTGAAGCCCAGGGTGATGTTACCGGCCGTGGGCGGCTGGTCGAAGTTGATGGCCTGGACCGCGCTGGACTGCACGAGGTTGTTGCTCAGGCCGGCCGGGTTCACGACGATGGCGGCCTGTTGGATGTTGCCCAGGTTGCCGGCAAAGGTCACGGTGAATCCCACCGTATAGTCGCCGCTCACCGTGATGTTGTTGGCGCCCACGTTCGTGAGGGTCTGCAACCCGGTCTGGATCGTGGCGGCGTTGTCGTTGTAGTTGAAGCTGGCGGTCTGCCCCAGGATCGTGGCGGTCCAGGTCCCGGCCGTGGGGACGGCGCTGAAGGCGATGACCTGGACGGCGCTGGCGGCCGGGATGAAGGGGCCGAACTTGTAGGTCACCTTCCCCGCGGACTTGTTGAAGATCTGCAGGTAGGCGCGCGCGGGATTCGCCGCCAAAGCTAGGGCCGCGGTCGGGTTGACTGTGATGTCGTATTCCTTCGGGACCACTGTGCTGCTCATGCCGCGCTCCTGTTTTGTTGGATCTTGAAGGCCTTGTAGCGGAAATGGACAAGATCGTTATCTTGCCAGTCCGCCACCATCTTCACTTCGTAGTAGTAGCCGTGGTAAAGGATTCGGTCGCCGTAAAGCCCCTTGGAGTCATCGCCCATCTGCATGGCGCGGTCCGCGTAAATCTTGATCCCGTCCTGGCTGCGGAAGAGCTCGGGCAGCGCCAGAAGCTCGAAGTCGCGCATGGATTGGATCGAAGCCCACATCGTCATGGGAGTGGCCGTGGGCGTTACTTGCTGCCCCTTGGCGCCCACCGGCACCGTGTAGCGCAGGAAGCTGTACTGCTTGGCGTAGTCCGCCAGGGCCTCATTCATGTGGCCGCTCCCCGGTCCTGACTACTTCGTAGTTGATGCTGTTCAAGAGCTGCCCCGTGTTGATCAGCGTCTTGTCCTTGCCGCCCTTGGCTGCGATGGTGGATGGAGCGTTGGGCGGCGGCACGTTGCTGCGGATCTTCATCTGGATGTCCTTCTTGATCCGCTGCCCCATGAGACCCAGCATCCGGTCCGTGGTCATGCGCCCAGCCACCACTTCTTTGCGCAGCTCGTCGGCGTAGGCGGGCCAGTCGTATTTCCTGTTCTCGTCGGCCGTGGAGCGGATGAAGCTGCGCTCGGGGGTGCCGTGGACCGGGCCGTGCTTGCCGACACCGCCGTTTGGCGGGAGGGTGCCAAACTCGTTGTAGACGGCGACCTCACCCAGGGTGGCGTCCTTCTCCACGCCGGTGGGCGTCTCTTTCTCCTTGCCGAAATCCTCTTGCAGCACCCCGATCTTGACGTGGGGCTTCGTCTTGATGGCCATGATCTGAGCCATCAGTATCCGGCCGGCCGAGGTGAAGTGATCTTCGGTCCCGGTCGGCTTGCGGCTCATCAGAAGCCCATCGGCGAAGGTCGGCCCAAGTGGCGCGGGTAGCTTTCCCCCACGAACTGCGGGCCGCCCACCTTGCGCCGTGCCAGGCGCAGGAACAGGCGCCCGTACTCCGTGGCGTCCAGCTCCCGCTTGATCTCACCGGGAGAATAGGACGTGCTCAAGTCGCCCACGCGCGTGCTGGTGATGGCCCCTTTGCCGCGGCGCGCGGAGATGGTGAGGAAGTGGGCCGTCATCAGCATCAGGGCTCGCACGTAGTCGGCACCGAATTTCCCAGGGTCCACGTCGCTGGACAGGAACTCCAACACCAACGGCACAGTCACATCGGGAGTCGGCAAGGCGCCGAACTCCGGGAAGATGGCGATGAACTGCGCCGAGGTGAAGGGGTCGGCCATGGCCTACTCCGCTTTCTTCTGGGCTTTGGCCCGGCGCTCGTCCACCGCGATGATGATCTTGAGCTGCGCCTGCAGCGGCTTGATCACCGTCTGGCGGTCCTCTTCGTCGATCCACTTCTTCAGGACTTCGGCGCTGGCCGTGCCGCGCACCACGTCCACGGCCATCTTGGCGTCGAACTCGGCCAGGCTTTCGGGGACGGCGTTGGGGCTGTTGGTGATCAGCTCGCGCAGCGTCCCCTCCTCCAGCATCTCGATCACCGTGCGGTTGCCGGTCTTGATGGCCAGCCAAGTCTTGGCGTCTTCCTTGTCGAAGAAGTTGGCGCCGGGGATCAAGGCCAGCTTGATCTGGGTATCGTCGGCCTTCTTGCGGTCCGTGGAGTGGCTGATCGTGACGGGGGATGCCAGGTCGCTCACCACGATGACGTTGGGCGCGCTTTCGGGCAGCGTGGGGCCGATGGCGGGCTCGCCCGCACCGGGGAGCTGCTCAGGCTCAGGCGGCGCCACCTTCGGGGCGGGGGCTTTCACCTTCGGGGCGGGGGCTTTCACCTTCGGGGTGGCCTTCTTGGCCGGCGCCTTGACCTTGGGTTTGATCTTCGCTTTCGGGGCCATGTGGTGCTCCAGAAAAGAAAAGCGGCGGGGAAGGAGAGCCCCGCCGCACCTCACACCGCTCTTCCCCGGTGTTCCACCGCCCATGGCCGGGAAGTAGACGTTCGAGGTCCGGGAGCTCCAGGCGGGGCCATCGCCTGGTAGTGCGGGTTTTCTTTACACGCCGTCCATGTAGCAAGCGCTCAGGGGCTTGGTCCAGATCACACCGGACAGCTTGGAGCGGCAGGGGATCACCCACTCGAAGCCCTTGGGCTGGGCCGGCAGGCTGTCGAAGTCCAGCGGGATGTCCGCGCGCAGCTTCAGGGGGTCGCGCCGGTAGGCGATGGAGCGCGTGCTCTTATTGCCCGAGCCCGCGGCGATCAGGCCCGCGCTCTCCAGCTCGTTGAGCACTTCCACATCGTCCTTGCTGGTGATGTAGTCGTTGTTCTCCACGAAGAACTTCAACACGGTCATGTTGGAGTCCCGGCCGATGCGGGCCGTGGAAGCGCGGTGACGGACCGCGCGGGTGGTGAGCAGGGTGTCCGGCTGCTCGATCCCGTAGGTCAGTTCCGCGATGCTGTTCACGAAGCCGTTGAGGTCGGCCAGGATCTGGTCCGGGGTCTTCGCGGTGAAGGCCCGGCTGCCACCCGTGCCCAGCGTGGACGCCAGGTAGAACGGCACGCTGGCGAAATTCATGAAGCCGGCCAGGTTGTGGGTGGAGTCGCCGTTGAGCAGGATGTAGTTCTCCTGCCGCAGCAGCGCCTCGCGCGCCATCTCCGCGCGGCGGCCTTCCAGGTCCCGGCCCGTCTTGGCGGATGCGGCCACTTCGTCGATATTATAGCCGTAGGAGTCGCCCAAGGTGCGGTACTTGGCGGTGACTTCCTTGCCGGTGATATCGACTCGCGGCAGGTCCATCGAGTAGTCCGTGATGAGCTTGGCGAAGCCCACACGGTCGTACTCGCGGTAGGTGATGGTCTGGTCGGCGGGGTCGCCTTCCATCGTGATGGGGATGACCGCGCGCGCCCGGAGCTCCGGGCGATCGATGTCGAACTCCTGCGCGATGATGTGTTCGAGCTGGCGGGCGAAGAAGACGGACTCGCCTTCGTCGAAGCGCATGCCAGCGGCTTCGGCCGCGGCCAGCAGCCGGGCGGCGTGGCGCTGGACCACTTCCTCGTCGAGCCGAATCTTGGTCTTCATGGGGGAGCTCCTTGGGTGAAAGCCGAAGATGAAAGCCGGGTCTTAGCGCACCTGGCCGGGAAGGTTGATGTCCAGGGCCAGCAGGCCGGCCGCGGTCAGGGTGTTGAGCGCCTTGTAGTTCACGTTGTAGCCGTTCACGCCCAGCTCGTCGGCCTTGCCGCCGTCGTTGTCGTTGCGGACCTGGCCCACGAGCTTGCCGGCGCCGTTGGCGGTGAAGCGCACGAACAGGGTGTCGCTGTCCGGGTTGAAGGCCGTCTCGCAGACCACGTAGATGCGGCCGCGCTGCAAGCAGTTGATGGGCTTGCCGGCCGGGGAGGCGGGCGTCTTGCCGTCGCCGCTCAGCCCCGACTCGATGAATTGGCTGTAGGCGACCACGCCCTCGATCACGCTGGACGAGCTGGCAGCCGCGCTCGGGGGCAGCACGTTGCCGTCGCCCGCGTCCTTCACCAGGAACGTGCCGAAGCCCACGGCCAGGGTGGCGCAGGTCCGCGTCACGATGTCATGCGGGGCGCTGTCGTAGAACTCGCCCGCAAGGGAGATGGGAGGGAAGAAGTTGTAGGCGGTCTGGGCCATGACGTGCTCCTGGTCGTGGGGTAGATGGGGGACGGCGCCGTGCTTATTCGTCGTCCTTGTCCTTCTTCTTCGAGCCGATGGGCCTCTTGTAGCGGCTCGTGAGCTTCTGTTTCTTGGCCTCGCGCAGCTCTTCGGGGGTCTTGAAGCCACCCGCGTCCTTGCCGTCCTCGGGGTCCACGCCGTCCGTGCGCGTGGCGATGATCTGGGCGCCCAGGGTGCGGCCGGCCTGCACAGCCTTCTTCAGGCTACCGGCCACCACGGCCTCGTAGCGGCCCTGGATGTAGTCGGTCTTGGCCTCGTCCAGCTTCAGGGCCGGGTCGCCAGCGGCGCAGCGGATGACGCTGGCCATGATCTGGGTCTCGGTCATCTCATCCAGCTTGACGTGCTCGGCCTTGGGCAGGATGGCCACGGCCTGGGTCAGCAGGGCGGTGCGCGTCTTCACGCGGCCGGCGATCTCCTTGTCCAGGCCGTCGAGGCGGGTCTTCATGCCGTCGCGCTCGCCGGTGACGGTCTCCAGTTGCTTGTGGGTCGTGGCGAAGAGCTCTTCGGCCTCGTCGGCGCGCAGCTTCTCGCGGGTGACGGCCCCGCTCTGGCGAACGAAGGCGGCGGCGATGTCGGAAGCCACCTGCACGTCGCGGCCGTCGTCGAGCTTGATGGTCACCAGATCCATGGCTGTCTCCTCGGGGGTTGGCAGTTCGTTGAGATTCTCGTCGAGCCTGAGCTTGGCCATTTCGCCGGCCCGGCCCTTTTTGACGAGGGCTACGTGGTTGTAGTTGATGTCCACCTGCTCGTCGTCGTAGCGCTGGCCTTCCCACTCGCCCGGCACTCCGGTGAACTTGCAGCGGTAGCCCGCGCTCAGGGCGACCTTGCCGGCCTCGGCCGCTTGGATGGCTTCCTCGTCCGTGATGATGAAATCCACGTTGAGGGTGTTGCCTTCCTTGTAGGCGGTGCCGGCCGTGAAGCCGCGGATGAGGCGGCGAGAGTTGTGGGGGGTGACCACGCCGCCGTAGGCGTAAGGGTGGCCGTCCACGAAGGGCTTGCCCTGCAGGCTGGCCATGCTGTCCGCGCGGAAGACCTGCTCAGGCCGGCGCAGTTCACGCCGCATGGAGCCGTCCGGGTTGCGGTACTCAAAGATGCCGGCGCGCGTCACCGTGGCGGGCACTTTGAGAAAGCCCTCCGGTGTGCGCTCTGGCTTCAGTAGGACCAGGGAGTCGAGGCGGATCTTCTCGTCGGGCATGAAACGAAGTTACGTCCTAAATACCCTAAGCGTAAATTATCAATAACTAGGTAGCGGTCAGAAGCGGGGGAGTACCGGAGACGCTGTGCAGCGGCATCGGTAGTCGCCGCCTGGCTCATTCAAATCACCCTGGGGGTTGGTCACGGGCGGGTCGCCCCACTTGAACTGCTCGCCTTCCAGGTCGAGGTGCATCTCGCGTTCGGCATTGTCCAACATGCCGTTCCACACATAATCGTCAATGCCCAGGCCCGTTTGCTGCTCGCGGTTAAGCTCGCCGTAGAACTTCATGGTCTGGTCGCAGGCGATGAGCGCGGCCCGCGAGCGGGTCACATCGTAGCGCTCTTCGATCATGTCGCGCATCGTCTCCACCCGGTCGCCGGCCCGGATGCCCGTGGTCAGGCGCTTGCGGATGTCGTCAAAATAATCCTCGTCAATGCTGCTGATCAGGTCCACGTTCTGCTTGACGTGGGCGCCCATGCGCTTGAGGAGCGCGGTCTTGTCCAGGAAGACGTTGACGCCGATGGCCTTGCCCAGGCTGCGCTGGAGCTGGCGCGTTTGGAACGTGCCGGTTTGCTGGGCGTACTCCGTGGCCAGGTTGAAGATGTCCTCGGGCGGCTCCACGCCGTTGAACTGGGCGCGGGCCATCTGGATGGCGCGGTCAAGCTCCTCGTCCCAAGCGTAAGAGTCATGGCGCACGCGCTCATTGAGCGCCCTCATTACGTCACCATACTTCAATGGCAGCCCGGTCTCTTTGTTGTGTGGGCCGAACCATCCTTTGATGCTGGGCTGTCCGAGATCTTGAGCCACAAGTGTACGGCGTCGATTGCTCGACACCCAGCTGCCTTTTTCCGTCTCTCCCACGGAGATATAGGGTGCCTCGCTGCCACTTGCGGCCCAGGCCTTATAGCGCTCGTAAGTGGGATGTTGCCGGATGCCGTTCGCACCCTCTGACAGCTTTAGAGCTTTGGGGTCCATCTCACGCAGATATTCGAGATAAGCATTTTGCGGGTCACCCCAATCTGGTAAGGACGCCGCGCCAAGCTCGTGCCTCACAAAGGGCTCCGGTGCCTGGCCGTTATTAGTATGGTCCTGTTCTTTGTACCTAGCGCGGAGCTGGTCCACTGAAAGCTCCGCCACTTCGCGCACGGCCTTAGCGGGGATGCCAAATCGCGCCGCTACCGCCTCATGGTCGGACGTAGTGAACCTGCCGCGTTCATCATGCGCGTCATTAAAGTCCAGCCGGATGCCTGCCGACTTGCTGATCTGCTCCAGGCGCGCCCCCACGGCCCGCTGCATGATGGCCAGGAGCTTATCGCGTCGGCGCTGGATGGCCGCGGCGTAGGCCAGCTCAATAGCCAAGGCCGGCTGCAACCGCGTCGGTTTTCTGATGCGGTGCTTCCGGCCTAGGCTGAGCTTGGCGTGCCTGACTAGATCGTGGATTTTCATTTCACTCCAGCGCGCTTCGCCTCGTCGTCGCTGAGCTCGCCGATCTCCACGCCGCTCCCGTCGTCGATAACGAGTTTGCGGCCCTCCAGCTTCAGTCCGTGCGCCTTGCGGTGCTCGGGGTTCGCCATATCGGCGTGCTCGTGGACCTGAGTTTTGTCGGCCATGACGTCACTCACCTTTCTCGTTGGGGAAGGCCTCGTCGGGGAAGTCGTAACTGAAACGATTCCCTTGGTGGCCGGTGTAAAAGTCTGTCTTGCTGGGGTCGAAACTGGGCTTGCCCAGGCTGCTCCACTCCTTGCCGGCGCGCGGGCCGGTCGTGTAGTGCATGATACCCTGGCCCGCGAGACTGTGCATCACCGAAGTCTGGCCATATTTGGCCCCCATCTCCTCGGCGTGTTCTTTGGTGAAATTGGCGTCGTGCATCACCATCACGGACGGTTCTTTGTTGCCGTACTTGCCCACGGTGGGGATGTAGGTGGCGCCGCGTTCCTTCAGCTCGTGGTAGATTTGCATCATGCGCCGGGAGTTCGTGGCGCTGTCCGTGGTCTGGCTCGCGGGATTGGCGGCCGTGAGCACGGAGAAGTTGCTCTCGTGGACGTGCTTAGCGAACTCGTCGGGCGTGGGGTTGATGCGGCCACCCTTGCCCGACGCCGGGGTGGTCGCTGCGCTCTTCGCCGCCTCATGCCCCAGCGTGGGAATGCCCTTGGCGCGCCACGGCTCTTTGGCCAGCGTCTCCGGGCTGAGCTTCGCGGCCTCGGCGATGCGCGCGCGGCCCTGGGCGGCATTGGTGCCGGGCGGGACTTTCGCCAGTGTCGCCTTCGACGCGCCGTACTTTCCCTGCGCCCGTTGACCCGTCGCCAAATTGGTGGGGAACTCCGTGCGATCTTTGGTCCGGCCCGCGCGTTCCATCTGCATGAGGCCGGCGTGGCTAGCCCGGTCCTTCATCTCCTGGGCGTTCACCGGCACGACCTTGCCGCCACGGAAAGAGCTCACATAAGCCTTGGTCTTGTTGTCGTAAACCGTGTGTAGGCCGTTGTGCCTGGCGCTTTCTTTCATGGCGTGTGCCTCTGCCCCCATCTTGGTGGCGTGGTTGCTGGCCATGATGGTGGACGAGCTGCTGCCGACCGCGCCGGAGCTGAAGCGTCCCCGCTCATCGTGGTTCTCGTTGAAGTCCAGGCGCACCTTCTCGGCCCGGACAGCCACGCGCTGTAGCACTGCTGATTTCGCCATGTCGCACCTCCACGTAGATACTACCAGATTCCAGGCCTCTGTAAATAGCTATTTACAGAGTTATTTCTTGGGCTTTTTCTCCGCCTTCGCATCGGCCTGGGCCTTGCGCTTCGCCATCCCGGCGATGGCCTTGTTGCTGGCTGCACGCGGCTGCACGACCACCTTGTCGCGCTCGCGCACGAGGGGCTGGGCCGGGGTGGGGATGGTCACGCCGCCAGGCTTGCCGGTGGGCGCCATCGACGGATCGCCGAACTTCTCCACCTCGCTGCGCACGAGCTGCTGCATCGTGGCCTGCAGCTCAACGTCGGGGCTCGTGCCCTGCATCATCTGCCTGTACTTCTCAGGCCTTAGATCCTTCATCGTGTCCAGCGGGCTGTCGATCCCCAAGTCCTGCGAGCTCTGGGCGTTGCTCAGCTTCTTCGTCTTCAGGTCTTCGGTCTCGCCCTCGTCCATGTCCTGGATATTGTTGAAGTCCCACTTCCAACCCTCGGGCTCCTGGCCCTGGGTGGGACCGGCCGGCGCTTGGAGCATCGCGGCGAGGAGCTGCTCGATCTTCGGCTTGAAGTAGTTCCGCTGCTTACCCTTGAGGAAACTGAGCCAGGTCTTAGCGTTGGGATCCTGGCCCGGCGAGCTGAGGCCGCCGCCCTTGGCCGAGCCGCCGCTCTCGTTGAAAAGCACCGTGTGGGGGATGTCGGTCTCGGTCTGCAGGCGCTCCTTCAGGGCTTGGAGCATGTCGCCCACGCCTGCGAACGTGTCGCTCTTGATCTCCATCTCCTCGTCCATGTCGAGGAAGAAGGCGCCGTACACGGACCGCACGGCGTTGAGCGTGGCCAGGCGTTGCATGAGCGCGGCGCTGTCCACCGAGCTCAGGCCGTCGGTCAGCTCCTTGATCTTGTAAATAACCTGGCGGTATTCCTGTAGCACGCTGGCGATAGAGCTGTGGCTGAGCGCGTGGTCATTCATGGCCTCGATGCAACCCGTGTAGATGGAGTCGTCCCAATAGCGGTTGAAGACCTTTAGGCGCAGGGGCAGGGGCGCGCCGCCGAAGCGGATCAGCCGACTGTGGTGGATGCGGACGGTGAAGAGCGTGGAGATGTTGCCCTTGCGCGGGGTGAGCCAGTAGTATTTCGGCTGCCCATAGTTGGGATCGTTGATATCGGTCTCCAGGTCCGTGGAGCGTACCATCAGCTCCCAACGGTTGAAGAGCACCAAGCTTTCCACCTTGTCGAAGTTGCGCGGGTCCAGCGGCAGCTTGAAGTCGTCCGGGTCTTCGCCCGTGGCCATGAAGATGGCGCTGCCGCCGTAGATGTTGCCCCAGACCGCGGCCTCAAAAAACCGCTCCTCCCACTTCAGCCGGTCCATCTCTTCTTCCACGGGCTCGGTCATCTCCTCCAGGCCCTCGAACTTGATGCCGTTCTTGAGGCACTCCTGCGGCACGATCTCGGCGATGCGCCGGGCCAGCTTGGAGCCGGAATAGATTTGCTCCGCCCGGGCCTCGGGCATGATGCCGTCCCAACTGACCGTGGCGCCCAGGCGCTTGTCCCGGCCGGCCACGCCCGCGCCGCTAATGATATTCTGCCAGCCGTCCATGCGGACCTGGGCCTCGCCCTTGGCGATCATCTTGGCCAGGCCTGGCGCCATGGGCGGCGGCGCGGGGAGGGGCGACTTGCCGGCGTCATCAGAGCGCATCTGCGGGAAGCGGCGCAGGCTGATCAGCGCCGAGGCTTTGGCCTTCTTCATTGGTTGAGCTCCTTCAGTTTGTTGCGCTTCATGTAGTACCAGTTGAGCGCCTGGCTGGTGGTGTCACCCTCGTCGTTGGGCATGGCCGGGAAGCTGAGCAAGCGCTGCACGTAGCCCGCCACCCAATCGTAGCGCTCAGGAGGCGGGAAGTGGACATTGCCGGCCGCGAACTCGGTTTCACAGGCACGCAGCCTGGACTCTTTATCGCCGCCCAGGGGATCAACGAGCCTGACACCGCTGAGGTGCTTGCGGAGCTGGGTCTCGGCCGCGGGCCCGTTGGCTTTGTTCTCGATGAGCTTGAGGCGGGCTTGGGGCCATTTGGAACTTAGGGCCTTTATGGCCGAAATGCTATCATCAAAACCCAGTTGGGCGCGAGACTGGTCCAAGAGGAAGGCTTGGGCATCCTTGAAGCCCCAGACCTGGCCCACCACAAAGCTGGTGCGCGGGTCGTTTTTGCTGTCGCCCTTGAATCGAAGATCCCAGCTCTGCAGCACCAGATCCCAGTTGCGGGTCTCAGGCACAGGCTCGCGCATTTCCTGGCGTGTCTCCCGGTCGCTCCAATATCTGATCCACGCCTCACGGATAATCTGGCCGCTGCGTGCGTCGGGGATCTGCTGGTACTGGCTGTTGAACTCGGCCGCGCCCAGGGTCTCGGCCATGTCGAGCAGCATTTCGAGGTTGAAGAATTCGGGCCACAGCACCACGCCCTTGGCGAGCTGGGCCAGGCCCTTCTTGGTGCCGTCGTAGCGGATGGGTGCACCGGTCTTTGGATCGGCGATGGCCGGCAGGCACAGCACCTCCCAAAACTCGCCCTTCTTCTTGGCCAGGTCCAGCACACGTTGGGTCAGGTCGTGGGTGGACATCCGCTGCATAATAAGCGCCACGCCGTTGCCGGGCATGAGCCGCGTGTACAGCGAACGGAACCAAGCCCAATCCTTTTCCGTCTGGCGCAGGTCGTTACCACTTTGGAAGTCCGCGTGGGGGTCGTCGATGATCAGCCGGTTGGCGCGCATGCCGGTGACCGGCTTGCCCACGGCCGCGCTCACATAGGCGCCGCCCCTGTTCGTGTTCCACCGCCCCGCGCTCTTAGAGTCCTTGCGAAGCCAAGTCCCTGGGTACACCGCGGCGTAGTCGGGACTGGCCACGATGTTGCGCGTCTCACGGCCAAACATCTTGGCTAGGTCGGTGTTGTAGGAGCCCGCCACGATCTTGCCGGCCGGCTCTAGGCCTACGAAGGCCGCGGGCGCGAGCTGGGACGCGAACAGGCTTTTGATGTGGCCGGGGGGCAGGTTGATGATGAGGCGTTTGACTTTGCCTTGAATGAAGCCGTCAATGGGCACGGCCATCTTGTGATGGAACGCGCCCAGTTGCCACTGTGGGAAGATGCGGTTGTAGAGCTTAGCTACGCTTGTTCTTGCCGCCGCCCGCTCTTCCACCTCTTCCCTTATTATTTTTCTCTTCTGGCTCGTCGTCAGCATCATCATCCAAGGATTTCAGATATTGCAGAAGTTGTTGTGGGTCCGTGATGGTGCGGAGCTGGGTGCGGTAGCTGTCGTCGGTGCCGTCCACGTCGATGATGGGGCCGAGCGCGCCGGCCATCCCGGCCGTGGGCAGGCCCGCGGAGCGGAGCAGGCTTTGCTCAACGCTGATGCCAAGCCTGGCGGCGCCGAGCGCGATGCTCTCGGATGTGAAGGGCCGCTCAACAAGCCGGCCGGTCTTCTTGTCGCGCACCTTGCCCAGCAAATGGTTGATGCCCTTCGCTTGCAGCGCCAAGGCCATCGCCATCTGCCGCTTCATCATGTCCGCGCGCATCTGGGCGTAGTCGTTGATGAAGATTTCATTCTTGATGGGCTCGGCAGCCGCATCAGCAGCGCGGCGCTCCGTGTCCCAACCGCGCGTGGCTTGGCGCAAGGTGTTCTCTGTAATTCCCTCTTCTTCACCCATCTGCTGGAGCGTGACCCACTCGCGGGCCATCCACCGCTCCTTCAGATCTGCATAGTCCCTGCGTTGGCGAACCCCTTTAGGCGGCGGCATGGGCGGGGCGTTTGATGAGCGTGATGGGTTCGACGCCGAGCGCGTCGGCCAACAAACAAATTGTGGTCCAAGATGGGTGGCCGCGCTTCTGCTCCAACACGCAGATGGTGTTGATGCTGACTTTGGAAAGTTCCGCCAAGCCTGTCTGCGTCATCTTTCTTTTGATGCGCAGGACCTTCACGTTTTCAGCCACGTTGTCAAGCGATGAGGTCACGCCTACCTCCAAGCGGGGGACTGTTCTTTTGTTGGTCAGTCGTAGCTTAGACCAGACACCCCTCTTTTTATGGGCCGTGGGCTGTGAATGGGCCGTTCTACACAATCTATTGGCAAAGCCGCATTATTTTTAACCTCTGTAGGTGACCGTAACCCAATAAAAATGGGGGTTTTGTGTGTAATAACTACAAATATACTTCTTTTTCTTCTTTACTAAAAAGAGAAGTAGTAGTAAGAAGATAGAGAAAGGAATTAAATTAATACAAATCAGAGATGTTTGCCGGATTTCACTGTATCTGTAGTGACCATCTACTCCCCCTCCCACAGAGGTAAAAAAGTGATAAAACCCAACAAATCATTGGGTAAAGGCCTCCCCCCGGCTGAGGCTGCGGAGGCCCTTAAAAATCTACAAAAGCGCCGTGAGGGGGAGATGGCGGACGCCTTGGCCGGAAGGGACGCCGGCAAGCGCCTGGGCCGGCCGCCCACGACCCGCGAGTT